CATGTTGGTTCGCAAATATTTTGGTGCTTTCCAGATCTTTTGTTTATCAAATGGTGAAGAAAATGGTATTTCCGTCATGATAAATCCTTATAGTACACAATGGGACAATTTGGCCCGAAAACTCCTTAAGTTCTTGAAAGGTGGTGCTGGGGATTATTCTAAGTTTGATAAGAGACAATTGTCTCGTATCATGTTTGAGTGTCTTAACGTGATCCAAGATTACTACGGGTACGGTGATAAACATGCCACACATATGCGATCTATGATTTTCCTTGAGATAGTCTTTAGTAGACATGTTATTGGAGATGTGATTTACGAGTGGTTTCAAGCTTTACCTAGTGGAAATCCGTTTACCACTATACTTAATTGCTTGTATAATCTTATGTTATTCCGTTTATGTTGGATTTCTATGTCATTACCTATTGAAGAGTTTAACCTTAACACCATAGTTAAGGTGGTTGGAGATGACAATAATTATAGCGTGTCACGTGCGTTTTGTGATGTTTATACTGAGGATATGTTAACCCTCCATATGTTAAATTTTGGAGCTATATACACTTCTGAAGATAAAACCACAATCCGAACAGGTACTCGTCCATTAAATGAAACTACCTTCCTTAAAAGGGGTTTCAAATATGATGAAGAACTTAGTCGTTATGTTGCACCTTTAGAATTAGGAGTTATTCTTGAGATGGTATTATGGACTAAGTCTTCTCACGACAGTGCTTCTATAACTCGGACGAACGTCACTCGAGCTTTGCAAGAGTTGGCTATTCATGGAGAAGAAGTCTATGATCGATATTCGGACCAATTTCGTACAGCTCTTTATAGAGCTCATGGTACATTCCCTGACCAGTTGAACTACAGAGATTGCAGAGATGCGGTCTTCTCTAGGTCTTATGTCACTGAATGGTGATTAACCCCATGGTTTTTAAATACAAGTTCCCCATAATGAACAAGTGGTATGGGTAGACCTTCTACCCAAAAACTCTCAGCTTCTGGTTACCCGTTAAATATATATAATGTGGGTTTCAAAATGTTTATATGGCTTTAGCTGAGTTTTAAGGCCTTTTGTATTTACAATTACTTCCAGGTGGGCCGTTGGCAGCCCCAGCACTACCAGGACCCCCACACGTGGAGCTTGGCTAAGTCACCTTGTATCCATTTAAATATCGACTCCCCGAAAATACAGAAAAAGTTACTGTATC